CGATTGATTAAAACCTTCCCATGCAGACATAGCATCAACATTACTCATATCATCAATGTCTATCCCATCTTCAAAGGGCAACGCTTTTGGATTAAATTTTTGAATAGCTTTTAATCCTGATTTAGCAAGCGACCCCATCTTTGTGTTAAATTTCTTTTCTTCAACACGTTGTTTAAGTGCATCATTTATAGTCGTACTTATATCTGAAGATTGAGCTTGAACATTTGCTGTTGCATTCACCATTTGTGCAAAATTCTGAGGCATTGCCTGAACTTGCCCTATACCACCTTTTGAAAACGATAATCCCGCCATTTTATTTTAATTTCCTTTTATTGCCTTCTAGCTACATCGCTAAAAGGACTTTAATTTCACTGCACCTATTATATTAAACAGAACCCAAACTGCTCTTAGATCGAATCCTCGTGAGAAAAATTTTCTCATTAAGCACCTAACCTTCCTATTTTGGCATTTTCACTTTGTTGCAACTGATGCTCATGCTGTTTTGCCCGTTTGATGACCCGATCTGCAAAACTCTTGTCTCCTTGCATTGCTGATTGTGCTGTTTCGCTTTGTAGTAAGCGTTGTAATTCTTGAAGCCTTAACTGATGAGCTTGTCCCGGTTTAATATCAACATCTGCTCCGGCAGCAATTTGCGCGAAGGCTGTTCTTTCATCTTCGATCTCTTGTTGGCTTGCCTGTTCTTCAGGCTTTAATAAGCGCTCACCAAGTTGCGGATCAATAAACTCAAACAACACTTCCATTGCAGAAGTCCGATCCACCACTCCATTAACATCAAACTCAACCGCAAGTTTAAGTAGATTTAATTTCTCTTTAACTAGCTCCATGTCCAAATTGGCAACATTGTAATAAACCATTACATCATATTGACCCTGAACTTCGTCACGACCAACCCGGATCGGTTCAGCTTGCCTAGATCCAACGACACGAAAATAAATTTCGTCATCCATAAACTGCTGCATCAACTGCAAACATTGGCATCCTATTTCACTCCAATAACGCAACCATTTGGAAATCATTCCTTGCTGACGCATCCGGGCATAAAATTGATTTTCATTACCAACTGGTCTGCCAAAATATCTATCAGCCATTTCACGCACTGTATTCTCCACCTCTTTGCTTCCCCCATCTAACCTTGGAGAATCCATGTACTGATAATCATCCGGCCTCATACGTGGAACCATTACACCTGGGCCGATCTTGCTAGGCGCACGACCGACTGGGTGCATCAATGGAGGCATGGTCGATAGGTAAGAACGATCTGTTCTTTGATCATATTCAGTTTTGATCTGCCGCTGCCAAGTTGCTGCGATTTCTCCATACCCACGACTATCATCAAGCCTACGACTTAAATGCTCACGCCTAAATGCAACAAATGGATATTGACCATGCCCGTAATTTAACAATTCTTCTCGACCAACAATCTGCTTACCCCCATCGGTTGATCTCGTATGTGGATTAAAGACAATGTAATAAATACCCGGCACACCGTTTTCATCACATCGACGTTCAAACGCATGAACTACTTCATACAATTTACGTGTATCTAAATCAGTTAAACCGGGCCTGTTGATTCGATTACGATTTGTTACTCCAGCCCACTCAGCATTACTTATTCCTTCAGCCCGATCCAAAACATGATCTGTCCATTCAGCATCCCAACCTCGCGCGTCCTTTGCATCTTTTAACTGTTCAGCAGTCATAAATTGCCTCCAAAATATTCTGCGAGCATCTTGCAAATCTGTAGTGTCTTGTGGAAAAAACACATCTTCACCAACACGTAACGCTTTTATTTCAGGACGATTCTTTATTAATTCAGGTGCAGTATAAACTGCAACTCCATCATTACGTAGATCCTTTATAATTTTACGAATTACTTTATCAGGTAAATCATCATCCAGAAGATCCCGACCCAATACCATTGCTTGGTCTTCAAGTTCTTCGTTCATTATTATTTCAGGCAAGCCAGCACCCACACTGTCAGGCTCCTGCTCTGCCGCCCAAGCACCTATCGTTTCCATGTCAATTTCACGATAAGCTGCACTGGTTTCCTGCTGCCAAAGAACACTCACCAAAGCCAAACCATTTTCACAATAATAGTTAGCTGCCAATTCTGCTTCATGGAAAAACTCTTTCATCTGGTTTTCCATTACCCAACGCAAAAGATTGCTGACCATAAAAGCACGTTTAGCATCCCCGCTTTCTGTTGGGCTTGCTGTAATTCTCATCTGCCTTAAAGATGTCATCAACATATCAACATCTTCTTGAACATAAGAATCAACCAAAGGAATTCGCGCATCAGAGCATCCATCAAATGGAACCGGGTTTTTACCCAGATTACGTTTCCATTTACGCCCATCAGAACTTTGGCCCGACCACTCGTTAAATCGCTCCCTTCTGTTTTCATCTCGTCGAGTCAACAATGTCGAAGACAATGCTTCACTGTACTCAACCACCAATTCCTCTAAATCTAACTCGTAATCTTTAGCCATGTTATTTAGTCCTTAATTTTTGTATCCATCCATTTGCGCAAGATTGGCTTTAACCAAGCATGGTTTTTAAGCCATTGAGCAAACCTCTCACCGTGCCTTAAATAAATTCTTAACAACCACCTTGGCGAATCCATCATCATATAACTTCTAAACTGCAACCATTTTGGATTTGTTGACCCATACACTTCCCTAGCTACCCAACAAAATAATGTAGCAACTTGAGATGCCGTTTTTACTCCATCCATAATATTCGCTACTTTATTAGCCCGGTTCTGAGCCTTAATTTGTCTATTAGCCATATTAGTTTGTAATCGCGCATTACGATCTGCAAGTTGCAGTTGTGTTCCCATTGGAGATTCAGGATTTAATACATCCTGATCAGTGTAGCCTCCCAATTGTGAGTTTGATTGAAGTGCCATTAACGGATTCACATTAGCGTTTTGACTTAGCAATCCCATTAACGGATTTCCGTATAATTGATTACGCATAGTTTGCGCTCTATAGGCGTTGTTTCTTGATTGATTCATTCGCCGCTCACGACCTTGCTGTAATTCACCAGTTGCATAAGCAATTGTTTCCGGCCCAGTACCAAAACCCATCGCACTTTTTAATCCAATTGCATCCTGACTTAATCGTCTTGAATCAATATTACTTAATTTGCCACGGTTTTGTAGTCCTTCAATAGAATCGTCCATTAACATATTAGATATTTCCATTTGGCGCGGATCTGCTGCACCAAAAGCTTCCATTGCTTGTGGGCCTAAGTCTCGAAGCGCACCTATGTTAGCTTGTCGATCCAAAGATTGTTGACCTCTAGCCATATCACCCATTCGATCTACTCCGTATCCTAATATGTCATAAAATTGCTCAGAGTGTTTTTGGTCACGATCCAAACCCATCTTTGTAACTTGATCCCCGAAGCGACTTTCTAAATCTAAATATCTATCAAACACTCCTGCTTGAGCGTCTAAATTCTTATTCATCATGTCTCCATAATTTATTGAATCATGCTTCAAGTATTTCTGCTTTTTTCTTCCCATGTCTTATTGTCCTTAATTTTTTTGTTACTTTATTAAAATGATCCCAAGACCATATTTTAAATCTTTCAACCTCTTCTGTGTCTCTATGCCAAGCTACGTATGGCAGCTTAAACGGGGCTACCTTTAAAAATTTTTGAAAAGGATTTACGCCAGCCGCAAGCCACACATACCAAACATCACAAACACTACGGTCATAAATTACTAATTCTCCCGCATTCTCAATACTGTGTTTAGGGACAGGACGAGCCATAAGAAAAATACTAGGATTACTCCACACATAACCATGCAGAAGATGCCACCCAAATGTATTATCAAAATCTTCATTCCCAGCCCACTCAACAGCCTTGGCAATTGGTTGATTTATATTTATATCCGTATTTAACAATTTATTATTATTTTGCTGCTTCCGTGTCTACTGGCTCTAACGTAGAAGCCAACATTTGTGTAAAACGAGCCAACCCTTCCGCTGGTGGATTCTGAGTTGCTTCAACATCAATAGAATAACGAGCAGAAAAATCTGTCTCTCTAGTATTTTCCGACTTCGTTGTTACACTTCCAGTGTGTGAATTAGAATGAGATCCACCTGCCGAAAAGCCCACTCCCCAGAAATGCCCACTTACAGAAGCATGACCCTCAGTCTTGGATTCATCTTTCTGAGTGTTCTCTGAAGACTCAGTGTTTGATGAATGAGATTTAACCTCCATATCAAAATGTACCTTCACATCTGATATAGATAAATTAGGTATCGTGACCATAGTCAATAAAGGCATTTTCACCATTTGCTTTAATGGTTTAGTTTGACCTTTGATCAGTCGTTCAACTTCTACGTCAACGGTACGGGTTCTGGTTTTCTTTGGATCATCTGGATCAGGCTCAAACCCAATCGAGGATACAAAATCCAAAGTTACTCCTGCTAATTTCTTCTGCCCTTTAGCGGCACTGACCAACGGGTCAACGATGAGTTCCGAGATCGGTAGACCTTGGAAATCCTTCAACTGTGCATCATCTGCTCCTGCCATAATATTATATTGTAGGTATTAATTTAACTAGGTTATCTCCAACTCTCGCCATGCCTTCAGCCTGATTCGTGCTGGAAAATTTTATTTTAATATTCGCCATTTTGTTTTTTCTTAGTTTACCCAAACAGCCAATTGCTTTTTCTCCGTCGTGATCCAAGTTTACTTCCAAGTCAACTTCACACGTATCTATTTTCAAAGTGTTATGAGGAACTAACGTAAACAACGGCACTTCAACTTCTTTATTGTTAAGCGTCATTTTCACAGTCTTTGCAGTTCCGTCTTCATTAAAATAACCATCTCTTACATTATTGGATAAGTTCTCTTCGACTGATTTTTGTGCGTGTACTACTGCTGAGTAAATACCGTCAAATATGTTTTGTAATTCCCCTGCCATTACCCTTTTCTAATTAATTCTCTACATTTTAAAATAATATAAAATAAAGTGGCTACAGAAATTGCACACTTTAATAAAACATCTATGGACAAAAACCAGTTGCCAATACCTCCAACACTAGCCAAATAAACTTTTACTGAATCAAAATCCATAATATTATATCTTATTTTTTAACACTTTTCTTTTTAGGTCTTGCAGTTGGCTTTGACTTAGGTCTACCCGGTTTAGGATATGTTCCTGGGCCACTAGGCATCGTTTACCTCCTCATCATTTGTAGAGTCATCCTTAACAGGATCAGGTGTTGGTTCAGGTGTAACTGGTTCTGGTTCTGGTGTTGGCTCAACTGTTGTGTCCAAAGTCACTGTAGGTGCTTCAAAGTTTTGAGCATCAATCGGTTGCTGGGCCTGACTTACTAATTGAGCGTCCAAGCTACTCCACCAATTTTGGTCTGCTGCAAATTGATTAACTATCTCTGAAGTTTTCTCGGCAGTTAAATCGTTTAGCATTAGCATAGTGCCTTCTTCCGGTTTCCAGATTCCGTCAATGTACGCAGAGTTACCCTCATTGTCATCCGAAGTGGCAGTGAGGCCGATTACTAATTCGCAACAACACTGGGGGTTGTCGCTTAAACATCTGGGTTCTAATCTGACCAGACGGTATGTGTTGTTATTACTCATCTTATTTATTTTCCAAATCTTCTATTCTCTTCAATGCATCTTGCAACGCTGCCCAAAGGATTGGGATCATGTCAGTTTGATTGACGCTCTTATATCTATCCACATGAGTAGATGTAACTACTAAATCGTTCTTATTAATTTTCTCCTCAACCTCATGTGCAAGAAATCCGATTCTGTCTTGTGTTTGAATTTTCTTAGCATCGCATTTGTCGCTCCACTTGTAGCTGTAAACTGGAACGCCTTTTACTAACGATGCAGCTTCAGAAGTATCCCATAATGAAGTGTCATCTTTTAATCTTTGATCTGACCAAGTGGTGTGTCCGTAGGATGCGATATAGCCAGCGACTTTTATGCCGTAGGATGTGTCTACTAGAGTTGCTACACCTAATCTGGAAGAAATATAACCATCTCCCGTTATGTGTAATCCACCTGTTGTGCTTTTAATTCCACCACCCACATAAAGTGAATATGTAGAACCTGTTTCTGGACTTGCGGCATTTACAGTTAATCCAGAAGTTCCAGAATTATAATTATACCAAAGCCTATGAGCTTCACCTACCTCATTGCCGCCAAGATGAACTGCAACTTCATGGTTTGTCTGTGCAGCGTGGGTTTCACTTACTGTTCCACTACCACTGCCTCCTCCACTTTGATCTACCCAGCTTAGTGTGCCTCCTCCACCTACTGCTAAAACTTGATTAGCACTTCCGATAGCTGTTGGAAATGTGTATGCGTTGTTAAAAGTAATTGGCCCACTACCAGATATTGAAAGTCTGTTAGTTTCGTTGGTCATAAACGTCAACGCTCTACCACTTGAGTTGTGGCCAAAATATGCCGCAGTTCCATTCATGGCTAAGAATGTGGTGTAGCCATTTCCCGTTACTGCAAATTGCCCAGCTCCTCCAGCAGAGGGCGATATATCAGCGGCTTGAGTTACATGAAATTTGTTTGATGGATAAGCTCCAATTCCAATCCGATCTACAGAAGCATCTAAAATAAAAAGATTAGTGTCGGTATCACCTTCCATACGAACGTCTACGTCATCACGCCCGTCTTCATTGAAGCAAACTTCATTAGCTTTAAATCGGATTTGTTTTAGTCCAGAGGAGTTGCGGATATAATGGTTAGCAGCAAATTTAAGACCATCAGTGTCCACCCATAACCTTGAAGCAGCACCAACACCGATAGAATATCTTTCGTTGCCGTGTTCATATTGAATATAACCTCTGTACCTTTGGTTCCCGTTAGTACCATCTGAAAAATAAATTGAACCAATATGGGAAGGGCCAGAAACAATAGTCATACCATTGTGACCAGTTGAGTCAGTTGCGTATTTACCTACAATTAAATTATTTGCATAAGGCGATTCGGCGTAGCTTGATAAATCGGACGCTCCAATACTGACATTATCTGTACTGTTTATTACTATATCATTATTGCTAGTAATGTTGAACGCACCACCTCCAGCGAGTTTGCTAACATAAAACGAATCGTCTCCTCCTTCGCATCTAACTTTACCAATTGCAGATCCACCACTATTATTTAATACCAACGTGCCATGCGAAGTAACTCCCGGCCCCCCTAAACTTAAATCGGTATTTCCTCCAGAACCTCCTTTGATGTAACTCTCTCCATCAGAATGGAACTGAAGGGTTTGCGTTCCTCCATCTTTGTAAGCACGGATTAAACAATCGTTAGAAGATTGACGAACATTAAACATCGCATCGCCAGCGTTGTCTTTTATGCTCAGAGCATTTCTTCCATCGCCTGTACTTTTAATTGATAGGGCATCTTGGGAATCGGCAGTAGTGTTAACACCAATTGGATCTGAAAAGGTACGCTTACCAGCTTGGCTGACCCTTATATATTTCCAGCCTGAAATGTAAGTGCCTCTTGTGCCTGACGAGTGAGTGTAATTAAACAGTGCTTGTGGCGTAAAATATTTAGTTCCCGTTTCCCATTGACCAGTTGAGCTGCCCGTATTTGGCCCAAGATAACCGTGTACTTTAGTCCATCCAGAAGTACCGGGGCTAGTGTTAATCATTACCCAGTATCCGTATGAACCGGGA